GGAGGATCACCTTTGTAAGGGGATCCCCCATGAGGACTCCGCGGTATAACCGCACAGACCTCAGGTCTCCGTCCACCGGAGACCCTATTTCGCTTAACGGCCCTGTGGCCGTAAAGAGAACTTCCCGTGGTTGGAAACAGATTCCGACCACGATGCCTTGCAGCAGTGGGGGTATACCGCACTTCTGCATCCACGTCTTGCCCAACATGTGGGCAAGCTCGTGTACCAGTCGGTCTGTGGCCTCCTGGTAGTCGGTGCTGGAAAGATATACATCTTCCCAGACACAAAGCCGAGTTACGTGATCCGCGAACTCGTCTTCTTCACGGAGCTTCTTGTCCTCAGAGAAAAGAAGCTCGAACATCTCTTCGGACGTGAAGTCCTTGAAGAGATTCCATCCGTGATGGGCTCGACCCATCCCGGACTCAGAGCTCTTAATCCCCTTCTTCAAGGGGTAAGAGCAAATCTTGGAGACCGTGTCTAGCACGATCTTCAAGGCCGCGCGTCCCTTTGTGACGACGCGCGCTTTTCCAGGTTCCTTGACAACGGTCAAGTGGACCTGCCGGAGTTCTTGAGGATCAGTCCTCATAACTCTGTCCAGGCACGACCAAAATATGGCCGTGCCGATGCTCTCGAACGAGGATTTATTCCTCCATTCGATGATTTTGCCAGTGTCCAGACACCTGATCGGGACACCGGAATCTTCATACATGACCATAAGGTCAAGTATGGCTTGGGCGGTTCCGCCCTCCTTGCGAGTTGCTTCCCAGCAAGCCGCACCGGAAACAGTGACCCGAGACTTCGTCTCGAGCCCTGTAAAGAGACCCTTAGGTAATTCCTTAAGGGCCTCAGCGAGCGCGTTCCTCACGAGTAATCGTGAGGTCGCGGACATCGGTTCGGGTTTCTCCTGAACCGACGTTAGAAACTTCCTCTTTGACCGAAGGGTCACTAGAGGAGGAGGAGTCCCCGACCCTCGGGTCTGGGACAGTACTCCAGCGAGATACGCCTTTGCGTATCCGCTGTGACGGAGGGAGCGTTTCCACGCTCCTCCGAGGAACGAGTGTACCCATCGGGGACACCCGTTCAGATCGGACCATCGCCGATCTGCTTCATCCTGGTGTATGACCAGTTTGAAGAGCTTACGAGAGCGCTTCAGCTGCTCGTAATGCGTATTGATCTCTTTGAGGGCCTTAGCCGTCAAGAGACCGTCGAAAAATTCATCGGTGATGAATATCGACAAGGCTTGAAGTACGAATAAATCGTACTTCTCCCAGTCCCACACCTCCTCGGGGTAGGACAGAAACCGCTGAAGGAATAATCCGTCAACGGTTTTCAGGGTCTCAATGAGACGTTGAGCCCTGTATGTCGCGTTTCTACACGAGGTGTAGTCCGCGAACTGGACCCGTTCTGGCTTAGACCAGATCGGGTCGTGAAGACCCCTCAGGAAGAATGAAATCCTCCTGAAGAGCTGTTGTGCGAAGAACCTCAAGGGGTCCTTCGCACGGCCGGCCTGACCAGACCGGCGCGCCACTTGGATCCTATGACCCCAGTGGGTATGATTGAAGAGGAGATACATCTTCTCTTCATGTGACCGCACTTGGGTAAACCAAGTGTGGTTCTTACGATCCGACCCGAGTAGATCGGGGCGGATCTTTCCCTGGAGCCGGTGACATCCACCGGACCAGACGTTTATTTTCGGCCGCTCGTCCATGAAGGACGAGGCGTATGCCCAACCTGCGAAGATCTTCCATGGATCCTCGTAGGGTACTCCCTTATCCGGTATATCCGCAAAAGGGACGCTCTCCTCCTCGTCAGTCTCTGACGGGAGGGGCTGATCTGACATGACTGTCATGATCGGTGACGGCGGATTGGAGTGAGCTCCAGCCCGCGTCGGAAAGAAAAATCCATCCTCTTCTAGGAGAGGCTTGATTTCCTTCGAAAGCCGGGTTCCCGCCTTCCGAAGCTGCAGACAACTTGGTACCTGCTTGAGGTACAAGTTGTGGATCCCCTTAACGAAGTTACGGAGATCCTGTGGTACGGCCGGTCGCTCAAGGCGACGGTCGTAGTAAAGCACGCTCTCCTCTATACGAGAAAAAGCGTGATGCGAGTTGATCACATGGTAGTGAT